TGCATTATAATGCACTAAGGTACTCCGGCCAGGTTTGAATCTCGCTGGGGTTTCGCGCACCCCGTTTAATCGGATTTTTTAGTCAAAATTTTTACGCCTGTTCGCTTCATATTGGGATTTTTGACCCAATAACACTGGCTAGTGTTGATTCATTGCGAAAATCGCTATTATGGTAAGCCCACTGCCCTATTCGGTTGATCAGGATTTGCCAAACCCCTTATGAAGCAGAAAATACCAGAAGTCGTCACGTTAGCCGAACTTAGGAGCTTTTTACCGATAGATGACCGCATGATCCAGAAACTTGCGTCAGAAGGCACTGTTAAAAAGGTCGATGGCGAGAGGGGTAAGTATTATTTCAAGGAGTCTGTCATCGGTTATGTCGAAAAAATGACTCACAACGACAATAAGAAAAAAAAGCTGAGTCGTGCTCAGACTGCGGATGCCAGATACAAAGAAATCAAAGCGGATCGTGAAGAGCGCAAGCTGAAGATGGAAAATTTGGAGCTGGTTGAAGCTGATAACATCGAATTGATTCTTTCTGATGTAGTCAGTCAATGGTTTGCTATTTTATCGGCCATACCGATGCGAGTTCGAAGGCGATTCCCTGAATATGCCAGGTTAACCAACAAAGATGGCGAGCGATTGGACAGTATGATCAAAAAAGAGATAAACCGTCAAAGAAGTGTCGTTCCAAAGCTAACCAGCCTAAGATCGATTGAAACATTGCTTGATGACGATTTATTGGCAGAAGAAAACGAAAAATTAGAAGAGCAAATAGTGGAATCATTCGATTCAGATGAGTGAGTTAATCGAGTCAACTTATCGACCCGTTGAATCAATCATTGATTCAGTCTCTTCATCGTTCATACCGATACCAGAGCTTGATGCCGTCAATTGGTTGTCGAAGCACTTTATTTTAGATACCAAGTCTTCAGGTGTTCCTGGGCCGCTAGATTGTTGGCCAAATCAAAAGGCCATGGCGCACTGTTTCGACAACGATGACATTCAATTCATCGGAATCCAAAAATGTACCCGTTGGGGATACACCAAACTTAAATGTGCTGCTGAGATTAGAGCGGCTTCTGAGAAAAAACGAAAAGTCATTGCTTATCAGCCCAGTGAAGATGAGCGCGATGGTTATTATCTGGATGAACTTCAGATTACTTTAGAGAATTCTGAATACGTTCGGAATTTCATGATGGCCAATGGACCTAACTCCAAAAGCAGCTTTAATAGAAAAGATCGAATTGCTTTTAAGGGCGGTGTTCTTCATAACCTAGGCGGTAAGTCACCTAAAAGCTACCGAAGACGAACGGCTGATTTGGTGACGCTGGATGAGTTTGATGAATTCGATCAAAACATTGGATCATCGGCTGGCAAGAAACAGGGTTCAGCAATTTACACAACCAATCATGGCATTCGATTAATTGATAACGACCCCAGCACTGCTCAATATATGTGTGAGCATTGCAGTGCTTTGTTTGATTGGCAAAGAATGCATGAAATTGATGAAGATGGTGAGTATCGTTCTGGTAAATACATCAAAGGTGATTTCAAAAACAGTGGTTTGGTTTTACAAGACGATGGAATATTCACATCGTTCTCAGAAAAAATATCTGATAGAAAAGAATTAGAGCCACCATTGAGAATGGGCTTTAAGCTCAATTCAATGTTAAGTGATTTTGTTGAATGGCAAGAATTAGCACAAGAAAGATTGGATGCTGATTCGGATGCTAAAAAAGGTCACTATGAAAAACTGATTACATTTACCAATCACGTTGATGGCGAAACTTGGGTTCATGTTGATCATGAAAAAATAGAACCAGAGAAGTTTGAAAAAGATCATACGATTTTATATAGAGCAGCCCTTCCAATGGGTGTGAGGTTGATAACGGCAGGTGTTGACGTATCGGATTACTTTATTGATGTCACGTTTGTTGGTTATGGTTTGGATGATATAGCTTGGACAATAAAACACGTTCAAATAAAAGTCATCAACAAAGATTTAAGCAGTAAAGGGTTATGGGATAAGGTTTGGGACTGTTTGAATCAAACTTTTGAACATGAGAACGGAGGCAAGGCTAAAGCTGAAAGATGTTTGATCGATTCAGGTCACAGTCATAAGAATGTAACGGCATTTTGCAAACGCGATCCAATGAGGTTGATTTGCGGTAAAGGTTTAGCTGCTCAACAAGGTCAAGAATTATTTAGATGGCCAGCTAACCCGAAAAACGGATGCTTCCAGATCATGACAGGTGGTGATGCCGCCAATGAGATAATCAGAACCAATTACACCAAAATTCACTCCAATGAGTCTGATGATATTGAGCCAGGGACCGTATTTTTTCCAGAACGAGACCCACAAGACCCGATTCAAGATCGAGGCTTCACGAAAGAGTATTACAAGCAATTAATCGCTGATCGGCGCATAGTTAAGCGATCTAGGGGTAACAACGTTTACTCATGGGAGCCACCAGAAGGCTCTAGAAACGATTCAGCTGATACCATGAAGCTGGCTTTTATCGCCAAAGAAATCTGTTTCGATGTGTTTGGAATCAACATTGAAACTAGAAATATCTCCCCATCTGTCTCTGAAGGGCAGTCAAGTGTCTATGATCAGATAAGTAAATTGTCAGGAGAAGTATATGGCGACGGTTAATGCAGCCTGGTTCCAAGAATATATTGATGGTGTGATGTTATCCAGCTGGAAAAACAACCCTCACACCATTCATTTGTTTAAACAAGATTACAAGCCGGACCCTTGCGATATTAAAAGTATGGATGACATACCTGCAGCGGTCATAACGTGCTCAACATCATTGGTTAATCGTCAATGTGAAGCTGGCGTGATCAAGGCTGAAAATCCTGTGTTTGCTAACGCTGTCAACAAGGGTCCGTTTGGTGGTTTTTTAATATCTGACGATATCAACGGAGTTGTCGTGATGTTTGATTGCGATGCAAACGGTTTGAACATTCACATGAACGGTACAGATATCATATTGGCGTTTAACCCATGCGGAATAGCAGCAATTTAAAAGGCGTTGGGATTCTTGATGAATCTCCCGAAAAGCAAAAATCAGATAATGTTGCCATTATCGATTGTGATGAAGTTGAGCCTGAAGAAAAAAAACGGGTTAAAAAGCGTCACGAAAGAACGGTAACGAGGAACAAAAATGGCTGTCAACACGGGTGTCGTTAATTGTCCAGATGAGCAAGGTGAATTAACTTATACTGAATGCAAATTAGATTGCTTCCGTAGAAGGAATTTCTATCGTCATGAGTTAAGACCTTTGGTGACTGGAAAGGGCTGTAAATCTGTTGAGCCTACTTGTAAAGAAATATTGGCTCAGTTGAAAGCTGCAAAAATTCAGTTAATGACAGGTAACGCAACTAAGACGATTGAAATAGACGGTAAATCTTTCACTAATCACGCTGGCTCGCTGGCTTGTTTAAAAGATGAGATTTATGCTTATGAATGTCGATGTGGCATGTATGCTGGCCAGCCTCAATCAAGTGGATGCAGTTGCGGCGGTGAAAGTATCTGCATTAAGAATGTTTCTTGTGGTTGCAGTTGTGGCGGTTGCGGGTGTAACCAGTTTGGCGGTGGATGGAATTTAACTCAGTGAGCGAAACCAAATTAACGATAGAAGGTATGGCTTGTATTGGTGGGTTAAAGCACCATGGCGGCGCTGATCAAACCACTGCAGAATTAGCCAATTGGAATCCACCAAGAGTCTCGTTTGATGACTCTCATTTGCGTGAAAAGGATCAGCTTGATGCTCGAACCATTTCATCTTCACGCGATTACCCTCTTGTTGCCAATGCTTTTAGAAGGCGTATTCATCGGATTATTGGTCCGAACTATCGAGTTGAATTTAACCCAATATCTGAATTCCTTCCTATCGATGGATTGGAAGGCGAGAATTTGGCTGAATACTGGATGGATTTTGCTTATAACGCTGAAATGATGTTTCAGGCTGATAACCAGCATCCAGAATTTGTTGATATTCGAAGACAGTCCAATTTTACTCAGTTAATAGCGCAAATGTGCTCAACTGAAAACCATACGGGTGAAGCTCTTTATACGATGCCCTTCATGCGAAGAGGAGTGATCGAGGGTAAGCGTCCGTTTGGTACGACCATTCAAACTATCGATCCTGCCAGAGTTTATAACCCAAGCGGGTTAAGTGCATCGGCACAAGAAAGAACGACTGCTGGATTTGAGTTTGATAGAAACGGTTACGCGCATGCGATGTACGTTAATGATGAACTAAAGCGATCACAGTATGGTCGTTATTCTAGTCCTAAAAAACAGCGTTCAAAGCCATGGGATCGAGTTAGAAAACAGGTTGATGGAACGACTCAATTTGTTTTCGTTTATGACTCTCAATTTCCTGGTATGTCCAGAGGTCGTAACCATTTTTCATCAGCTTTGAACTTCACTCGAATGCTTCATATGGCTGAGCAGATGGTTTTGCGAGCCACTAGAATTCAAGCTCAATATGCAGCTTACATAAAAACTCAATTTCCTGATGTTGCAGCCAAAGGCTTGTACGCACCAGAAGATATGATTCTTGCCTCTATGCAGGGACATAAAGCCTTCTACAAAGGCAACATGCCAAAGTTTGCTGGCGAAGAAGTAAAATTCGTAATGCCAGGTGATGAGTTTGTTTATACCCAGCCAAACCAACCGATAGAAACATTCCCTGATTTTCGAAATAGCATGTTCACTCATATTGCAGCTGGCGCTCAAATGGGCTATTCAACATTCTCTGGCGATTATTTAAGAGCAAGCTTTGCATCGGTTCAGGCTGAGCGATTAGACAACTATCAAACCGACCAATACATCAAAGCCAACATCATCGATGCTGCAGCATCACCTTACGTTAAAGTTTGGCTTGAAGAAAATATATCGAACGGAAGATTGCCGATAAGAGGTCTTTCAACATCTAGGCAGCGCCGAAAATACTTCAGGGATCACTCTTCATTTTTGGCCAACTTTTGTTTTTGGGGCGCACCTAGAGAAAGCACTGATCCGGTTAAGCAAGCGGTTGCTGATAATTTGGAAATGGACGGTGGCAGCGGCTCTAAGACTAGGCAGCACCATTTGAACCAGCGCTACAATATGTCCATTCGTGAATGGACAAGGAAGAAAAAAAGAGAGCGTGAAATGATGCTTGAGGCTGGTTTGGACTATCTAGTTGAAGAAAGTGGCGATATTAGCAATTCAAGCGGTCGCGTTCGGACTCAAGGAGAGACCATGAGAAAGATTGCTACACTGCTTGGTGAAATCCACGAACAAAATGGTTTTGAAATAGAAAACGATGGACAAAATAAGCCAGCTTGAACTGCTTTGTAATCAGCCTTTAGGTTTATCGCCTAGATACGCTCAATATCTTCAGCATCATTTGAACTCAGTTGTTTTTTCTGATGCAGAGCTTAAGGAAAATCTAAAGCCAGAAGCAGCGATGAAAATTGAAGCCATGCATTTTGGTGGAAATTATATCGATGGAAATATTGCCGTTATATCGGTCCATGGCAGCTTGGCACATCGATCATCATATTTTGATTTAGGTTATGAGTATTTAAAAGGCGCTATTTTAGCAGCGTTAGATAACGAGTCAGTCAATGGAATAATTCTGGATCAATCATCCGGTGGTGGTGAGATTGCAGGATTGTTTGATTTCTGTGATTTTGTTCGTGAAGCATCGGCTGTTAAACCTATTTGGGCAATCGTTAATGAGCATTCAATGTCGGCTTGTTATTGTATTTCAGCGGCATGCACAAAGATCATCGCTCCCCGATCCGCTCATGTAGGGAGTATGGGTGTAGTAACCGCTCACATGGACGTATCCAAAGCCATGGAAGATGCTGGTTATAAAATAACGTTGATCTACAAAGGAAATAACAAGGTTGTTGGAAACCCTTACGAACCCTTAAGCGATTCCACGATAAGAGACATAGAAGCCTCTTTAGATGCGCCCTATAACATGATGATTGAGCAGATTTCAGGTCATCTTGGAATCACTGAACAGGAATTAAAAAATACGGAAGCTTCCGTATATTCTTCTTCAGATGCTCTACAAAAGGGTTTGATACATGAAATTATGTCGGCAGATCAAGCTTTCGAGGCTTTTTCTGAAGAATTATCAGGTGAATCTAGTAAATGCTTTAAAACTTCTTGCATTGTCTCCACGCGAAAAAGTAGATATCGGTGGTGGCAGTGGTAGTAAAGATGGTAGTGATCCTGATGATTTTGGTAGTGGTCGAAAAACCGATAGCGTTGATGGAAGCTCATCTTTAGATAATCCAGATGATAAAACTGGTGATGACCCTGAAGGCAAAGACGGCGATGATCCTGAAGGCGATGGCAAAGACAAAGACAAAGAAAAATATGGCCAGCGAACAGCATCAATAACAAACTTTAGTGAAAAGATGGCTGCAGCTAGAGCCAAGCAAGGAGTATCTTAATATGTCTGGTATGACAGGTTGCCCTTCACCAGGGTTTGAGATTAAGAACGCTACAGTTAACAAGCGTACTTTTGGTGGCCATGAGCTTAAGTGGACTAACGGTGTAAGCCTTGCTCCCGATGAATATTATAAAGGTTGTATGGCTCTTGTAAAAGACCCTACAGCTGGCGTTGATGAGAACGGCAAGCCATGCCCTGCTTATCGAAAGCTTAAAGAAGGCGAGTATTGCTACGATGCTTTCATGCGTTGTGACTCTGATCAAACTGCAGAAAACGCTTGTCGTACATTGCGAGCTAACGTTATTGTTTCAGGTGTTGTTTTCGCCGATGCAATTGTTGGTTTATGGGCTGGCGCTGATCCTTGCAAACTCCATTCAAATAACCCAGCGGTATTAAGCTTAAAAGTTAAGCTTCAGTCCGGTTTAGGCGACCCATCAGAAGAAGAACTTGCTGATTGGGGCTTAAATGCTGATGGCACTCCAGTTGAAGAAGAAGGTTAATCAAAAATGCAAATGACATCATCATCTTACCGTCCTGGAAGCATGCTTGCTGAAAGCGGTATTCTTGTCGATAAGGGAGGCTGCTTTACTACTAAGGAGCTTGCTGGTCTTATCGAAGAAAACAAAGAAGCTTCAGATAAAGGTTTAGCGACTCGCTATGCCACTGGTCTTCACGTAACTAATGCCGATGAAATTGAATTCGACGTTGTTGCTGAAGATATGGAGCAAGGAATGACGCCAGCGGTGGCCAAGTGTTATCTACCGCCTGATATTCCTGATTCTGCCTTTTATACGAAAGCTTTCCGTCCTGCTTCTTATGCGGATAGCTGGACTATCAACAACTGCGAACGATGCCCTATTCGTGTTCCTTTGGAGCGTGAATATGATTTCTTATCGCCTGATGAAAAGCTAATCGCTCATCGAACTGGCGCACTGCTTGTTATGCAAGCTCGCCGTGAAAATCGTTGGGAATACGACACAGCTCGAATTATTGAAAACTCTGCTTTCTGGGTTCGATACCAAGATGAAATGGGTAAAGAGACTGAGCGTCACTTTGTTCGTTTCCCACGTCATGCAGCGCTTTCAGGAACAGCGGTTGCTGTGCCATGGTCTGATCCGGATGCCAATATCGTTTGTGATCTTCAGCAAATGATTGATATCCATGAAGATATTGCTTGTCGTTCAGTAGTCGACATCATTTTGGGTGCCAATGTTGCCAAGTGCTTGCGTCAATCTAAGCAGTTCAATATTTGCCGTGAAGATGCCTGTGAATCTGATGTGATGCGATTCCCAGCGTTCAGCTCTCAAATGCGAACGCCATGTTCGAACCTGTTTAACGGTCTTCTTGACTTTGGTTCTTACTGCAATATTGACTATATGACGTATAACGCCAAGATCAAAGGTCCAGATGGCCGAAAGCATTATTTGCTTGATCCTGATTGCATTTATACGGTTGCCAAAACGCCGAACATGAACGCTCTGACTCGCATGTTTTCTCGCTTCTCAACCCTACGTGAAGGGTATGTAGATGACCCTGTTTTCCGTAAAGAAACATACGATGAGCGTCCAGACGCATTGACTATTGACGAAAGATATTGTGGAATGCCTGCTCCAACCCACGATAATGTCTTTGCTAAATGGCGCGTTAAGGCTCCAGAGGCAATGGCAGAGGCTTAATACCCAATGCAAATGCTTAGAACTGTAGAAACGATCCAAGGTCCAATCCTAGCGAATTACACAGCGAAAGAAAGACGGCCTGGTGTTGAAATAAAGATACGTCGAAATACGTTTATTCAGGTTGTTGCTACAGAAGAAGAAATGGACTTAAACCCTCAAAGGAGTGAGGGTGAGTCTGTCAAGTCGATAAAAATTCCAGCATCAGTAATCAAACGGTATCAGTGGATTGAAAGAGGCCTTGTTAAAGAGGTGACTTTCAAAACTGAAACCGTAGCGGTTACTGATGAAGGAAAAATCATTACTGAAAATGTCGATATAGATCAAACTCAGAAAGGCTATCAAGATAATTACAACGGCATTCAAGATGAGTCGATTGTTAAAGATCGTCTTAGCCAAGATTCATCAGATATGGAATCAAGTGTCGATGCATCTGCTGTTATTGAACGAAAGGCTGAACAGCCAAAAGTTGATTCAAGCATCGTTGATCTGATGATCCATCTGAAAATAAACTTAAAAACTTTTCTTTGTTTGAAACATATGTAACAAACGAAGATTCCCCTTATTGCGGTGAAGCTGTCTTTATTTGTGAAGGCAAGCCATCTGTAATTGATCCTTTAACTTTAGAAATTGTGGAGCTTGACCCAATGAGTACAACAGTCGGAAAAAATCCTGCTAACGCTAATATTTGCACACGAAGCACAGTTATTGAATTTTTTGCTGATGCGGGTGATTTAACGGTTACTAATGCTGATCTTTTAGCAGCTATGGCTGGAGGTACGTTTGATAACGGTCTTCCCGCTGATGATGCCGCTACCGTTTATTTGCATGCAGTTGATTTTACATTAGGTCACTTAGGCGATGAAGCCACTGATGGCGCTTTTGCATCAACAACTTGCGATGCCATGGTGACTGATGTTGGTCGGTAGAAAAAACAACGAAACATTTTCTCAAGCTGTTTGTATGCGTCGAGCAGACGGTACAACGGTTAGTGCTTTGGCTCATTATCAATATTCTGAAATTGATGATGAAAAAAATCTTGGCGCACCGATTTCCTACAGTGATGCAACTAGCTCTGTTGAATACAATCCTTCTGATTTTGAAGAAATAACAGTTGGATTATGTTCTTCTGATAGTGATTGCGTAGAGTCGCAAGAATGGACTTACGGCATTGATAATACAGGTACGAATTATCTATGGCCTTCTGCTTGCTATGAGATGACGTTATCGGATGGATCAGTTATTCAATGGGAGCAAACATCTGCTTCTAATGGCGGCTGGAGTCCTCAGATGCAAGAGTGGGGGCAAGAAATTCAAGCCGCTGCTGATGCGGCAGGTATCAAATGGTTTGTAGAAACAAGATATAGACAGCCTAGTGATCCTTCTAATCTAGCGGGCGGTGGTGGCTTTGCTGGCCCTCCTAGTTTGGCCGTATCGAATGCCTTGACTAATATGCTGTGGCGTTACGTTAATATTCAAATTTGTCCTGGTCAGCCTGTTCCTGTATCAGCGCGATTAATTGAAGTTAAAGATGCAGGCGGTGCGGCTATACCTACCTTGCCTAGAGAGCTAACTACTGACGGTGCTGTATTGGGACCGTTACAAAAGTTTTGGATATGTACTGAGTGTGGTAAAGAGCCTGTTTGGTATCTAGAAGATGCTAAAACATTGGCAGAAGCAGGTCAAATTCCTAACTGCTGGGAGCCTTGCGGAACACTTGCATTGGCGGATGCTCCACCAGACAGGGATTGTGAGTTCTTCTTCTCAGAAGCCTGCGATAACTTGGGAATTACCGATGACAATACAACGTGGACTAATCTTGTAACCCGTAGAACTACGGTTTGCTCAGGCGTTCAATTGGGCGTTGAATATTTTGTGCCTGATCCTGCTGATCCAAGTGCGCTTATTGATTATGAATTAGTCGGTGACTTTGTAGATTGCGACACTGGAGAGCCTGTTCCATTGCCTGTAGTCGTTTGTGATAACCCTCAATTAAAGAAGCTTTGGAGGCTTACTACAACAGGTGACAATGCTATAAATGCTGAGCGCTGGTTATCTAATGCTGCGCCTTTTGGCTCTACTGATTCAGCATTCTCCGATTGTAAAGAGCATGTCAATGGTGCTGCCGATGAAACGGTTTTAATAACAAACAATTGGGGGTTGTTGGATAATGACTTTCCCGCAACTGTTGGAAATGCAACAAGTCAAGAGCTTTACTACGCTTGGGTTTACCTAGATAAGCCAACAATATTAAGGGATACCAACGGCTCTGTAGGCGAATTCATTACCGTTCTAATGGGCGGTTGTGGTCAGAAGCCAAGAGCTGTAGCTGCAAAAGCCAATACAATAGTAGGCGATGCCAATCTAGGTGAATTCATTGAGCTTGGTGCAGGTGTTTATCAAATTGTTATTCAGGTAAACGACTTTTCAGTTTTTGGCGGATTAACGCTTCAGCAATCTACTGACGGGGGTGCGACATTTTCAAACTTCCCAATGTCTCGTACCTATGCGCAACAGCCTGAGATAAACTGCGACTGCATAGCAATATGTGACGGCATACTCACAGAGCTTGACGGCTCGGTTATTGAGTTTGATGCTGAAACGATGTCATGGTGTGAAATTAAATGCCCTGAAATATCTCTGCCTGAAGATATCGTTCCTGATTACGAATTTGATTTGGTGGAAGGCTGTGATAGCGTAGATGGCGATCCTGAAAATTTTGTAAACATCACACGGGAAACTCTGTTTGTAGACGGTATACCTTCCAGCGAGTTTTACGTTAATTACGGCGACGAAAATAATCAAGCCGTTCATCCGATGACGGGTGATTTTGTTGATTGTGCAACAGGTGAGCTAATTGCAGAACCTCCAGTAGAATGCCAAGACCTTGTTGATGCAGGTATGTTATGGCGCGTTAAAGACACGGCTAGCCTGTTAACTACTGTTGACTATTGGGGTGGCCCAAATTACCCAGGCGGAGGTAATTCAGCACCTCACGACAACGTATCCAATATCTTCACATCTGATGGCACAACGCTACAGCATGTGAACGGAGCACCTAATGCAACATGGGCAGCTACTTACACAGACATTCGAACATCAAACGCTAATTTTATCGCTGATGCTGGCGCTGTAGATCGTAATGGAACCAACGGAAATGATCAGATTCGAGTTAGGGGTTATGTAATTCTTAACCAGCCAGTTCTGCTTCAAGACACTAATCCTAATACCGGCGAGCGTGGTGGTATTTGGTTAAATAGATGTTGCGCGGGTACTTTAGATTTACTCACTGAAGATACTACTGATAGTGTTACAGGCGACACAGGAATATTTGATGGCGTTAGAGTGCCAGCCGGTATTCACTATTTTGAAGCTGTTACTTCTGACTTATCAGCATGGCAAGGCTTTCAGTTATCAGCATCTAGTGATGATGGTGCAACTTATGCTCCATTACCTATTTACGATATTAAGCCTGAATATGAGTGTATTGCTTTACTGCGATGCCAAGATTCCAACATACTTCTTAACGCTGATACCGGAGAGGTAGTTGTTAAGGGTGAAGATGACCTTAGATGTGAGCCTCCTGCTTGTGTAGCTAATGCAAGCTCAGGCGAAAGCCCTAGCGCACAAGAAATAGCAGACGCTATGATCAAAACGGAACGCGCCCGCACTGAGGGTCGTATGGAAAGTTGGCAGAATAATACTGATACCCAGCAACTAAACGTCCCTGCTGGAACTATCGGCTGTCTTAAGTCTATTACTGATTACGGTGCTGGAGGTGTTTACTGGACTATTGATGGCTCAACACCTAGCGCATCTAATGGATCGCTTATGTCTGTTCAATACGGTCCTAACATCGATCTTTGCGGTATTGATTTGTCGTTAGTGAGAATGAATGGTAGTTCTACTGGGTCAGACTATTCGGTGACTTACGAAGTTTGGAAGTAAATATTTTTCATTTAGGAGTTGATCTGATATGAAATCAATAGAATATATTCCCAACGAATACGAGAATAATAAATTGAACTGGCTCAGTAAGCATTCCGTCGAAATATTTATGGCGGTTATTAGTTTTTTTGTTTCTTTGATGATTGCTTTTGTTGTTTGGGAGGCCAATCTTTTGCTAGAAATGAACGATCAGCTTATAAAAAATACAGTCAATATTCAGCACATCAATAAGGCTGTAAATAATGCTGGTGAGAGCGATAGAACTCTTAGGGAAATTGCTGTTGATAATAATGAAAAGATTATTGAAAACAATAAGAAAATTGGAATTCTAGAAGAAAGAACCAAAATGCGATATGAAGAATAGCCTTCCCTCTTGAAGGGAAAAAAACAGCCATGACATAAAAAATTGCTTGTGGCTGGTCTATGAATCATTAGTAGCAACTAATGGCCGCTAAAGAATGATTCGATTTCGAGACATAAAAGACGTAAAAACGCAGTTTGAGTGCCTTTCAGAGCTAAGACTGAGAAGGTTATTGACTCATGGCGACTCTATGCAGCTATCTAGGCTGTATCTGCCTGAAGATGGCCGTAGTCATGCTAGAAGAATCAAAGCCCTTAAAGCTCATTTCGAAGCCCTTGCAGAAGATATCAGCGATTTAGACCCAGAGCCAGAATCGCAAGCTCCAGAAGTTATTGATGCTGCCAATCAAGTCCTGTACTTCGCGGATATGACAGGTTTTGAAAAACTTAAAATAGAAGGCGGCGCGTCTACTTCTGATATCAAAGCATTGATGCGTAAACAATTTGATAAGTTTTCAGCTATTTGTAATGTAGATTTTGTTGAGACCAATGATCTATCAAAAACCAATGTTCATTTTTCCCTTCAGGAAGTTGATGGTGAGAATGGGATATTGGCTTTTGTATCTAGGCCTAGAGGACAAGCTGCTAACAAGATTGATCGAACGAATTATGTTTTAGATATCGCTCACACTTGCACAATGACTGATTTGGGCAATATTTTCTTACATGAAGATGGCCATGTTTTGGCTATCGATCATGGTCCTATTAAATCAGTAATGGCTGAATTTTACATCTTTGGAACTCCAGAATGGCAACTGGACCCATGGACAATTAACCAAGCAATTTCAATTCATGGAGTGCGCCGACAGGCTGCTTAATAATTATGTCATCACAATATACAGAATACAAAATAAAAACACCGTTTAAAGAAAATGGTGTTATTTATGCACCAGAAGACATGGCTGATGCTATTCAAGAGCAGAACCCTAATTGCGATGTTCGAACGTCTTTTAAAACTAACAACTGCAATCAAGCTGATGCGTTGGTTGCTTCTGGCTGTCTTTGTCCTTTAGAAGACGAAAAGTCCATGGAAATTCAGTATAAAGAACCACAAAAAGCTTGTGCTTGTGGCGCTAAAGGAAGTGCTGAATGTGTTTGTAAGTCAATTTATGTGGCTTATGATTCTGAGCTTCATGCAGATGGCGCTCCTGTAGTTGGCGATGGAACTGATTCTAACCCTTTTCAAACGCCTATTCCTTTGTCTACTGCTGTCACTGATCCAGTAAAAGAGATTACCACAACCACGCATCCTGACGGGACATCTCATTCTAGTTGCGATAACCCTGTTAAATCTATTAGAGATAATGGTGATGGAACTTACACCGCTGTTAAAGCTGACGGTACAGACGGCGAAACTATTGATTTTCCAACAACAGGCGAGACTCAACTAAGCGTTGTAGATGCTAACGGCGACACAACTTACATAGACGCTGATGGTAACACTCAGACAGTGCCTGCTACGGATGCCGATGGCAATCCCGTCGATCCGAGCCAAGGTGTTTGGAATTTAATCGACGGCAATGGAAACTACTTAGGTTCAAAGCCTTGTAAAGACGAGACTGTACTTAGTCAAAACGCTTCAGGTGTAGTTGACCCAGTTGATCCGGCTACAGGAAATCAAACAGTAGTGTTAAAAGACGGGGGGTCAGGACTCGTTGGTGCAGACGGTAGAACGATAAACCCGATCTTTGGCAAAAACGGCGCAGTCATTGATGTACCAAGCGCAAATTTCATGCTCCATTCAGATGGCCCTAGTGGCGCGGGAATTTCAGGCTCACCAGTTTGGTGCGATGATTCTGACGACTGCAAGCATCGACTTCTGGATTGCGATGGGAATGTTGTTAAAGAATGGAAGAAGTACGACGATGATAACAGTTATGAGGCGCGACTAAGGCAGCCTGGCGAGGGCGGCTGGATAAACACAGTCACCACCGGAACGTTTTTAAACGTATTGCCAAGCAGCATCCCCACGACAGACGCTCAGCAAGGCGGCGGCGGCATAGATTTCCCAACATACACGAACCCTTACCCTTGCCCCGTAAAAGTTTATGCCTCGATGACCTCGCTGGCAGTAACGTTAGAGGCGCGCGGCGGCACGGTTCACGAGAGTCTTTCGTTTGTTGTTTATTTAGATTCCTATTCTGCTGCGACCGCTTATCGAGGCGATATGAAGCTCTCTCCTGACGGGTTCAATATAGAGTCTTGGAATGGAAGTATCACAAATCACTGTGTTGCGACTTTGCAGCCTGGCGAAAGCTACACCCCGACATTGTACGCCTATATTTACGAGAGCATTTTCACTACCACAGGCGGCTATACGATCTATAACAGAGAAGGCCCTGAGTGGTATCTACACCTACGCGCCGAGTGCATTTAAAAGGAGAGCGGAAAATGATTAAAGTTAAAAAAATTGGTCAGCCAATTACGTGGTTAATGCAACGGGAGAAGCATCTCGAAGGAGGGGCGAGTCAAGAATGGGAAAGAACACTACACCAGCAGATCCCGCGCAAGCTCGTTAAGCGCAATCGATATAACTCGCCCCGCTTATTTATCGAGCGAGCGCAAGTACCTACACACAACAAAGAGTAAACCATGAGTAAACCCTGTCAATTAATAGTTCTGGACTCAGGTAAGTATTGCTGTGGAGTAGATCGGTTGTTTGATCAAATCGGAAAGGTGATGGTCAATATTAGAGAAGTGAAATAATAATGAACTTCGACCAAACAAGGCCATGGCAAGGATCAACTAGCAACCCTCAGCCTTTAACGGTTAACGGAGCCTCAGACGAATTTGATTGTGGATTAAAATCTTGTCAAATATAGAAACAACAAAGAAAAAACTCATAGCTCTGCAAAGTCAGGGCTATGAGTTTTTAAATGAACTGAATTCCTTGAAAGACAAAGGGTTCAAGTTATTCGATGAAATCGGAAAGGTTCAAAACGAAATGGTTAATACATCTTGCCCGACTGTATCAGAATCTTTACACGAAAGAATATTTTTGCCTAATGCTTTGTCAGTTGATTTTGGCGCTGAGCAAGATCGGCCTGATTTTACAACTGCCGATGTTACTTCTTTGACCCAATCAATAGGTGGATCATACTGGTATGAAGGAAATTTAGACGCATTATCTGTAAAGACAATAGATGGCTTGAAAGCACTAGAAGCTGAGCATGTGCCAACACCAAATGGAAATACTCAAGGAACTGAGATTATTTTTTTTGGCGTTGATTTAATACCAGATTGGCCAACAAGAATGACACTAGCGCAATGTATTTATCTTCCTGATGGTTTTGATTTTGCGCCTAGGGCTGGAGCAACAGCTAAGCTAGGTTTTGGAATAAGGTCGAGAGCTTTATCAACTGGAGCAGGTGCAAGCCCTGAAGGATTTAGCAGCAGATCTATATATCGCTTAGCAAGTGGAGTTCCTTTTTGGGGAGGTTACACATATTCTGGAACAGGAACATCGTTTTCTGATCAAATGACTAACGTTCAGGTTGTAACGGGTGAATGGATTGAGTTCGCCCAAGAAATTGTAATGAATTCTGCATATGGAGTTGCTGACGGTTCTTTAAAAATATTCATCGATGGAAATCTTGAATTAGCTGTAAACAATATTAATTGGATTCAGCAGCAAAGAGTTGGAGACCCTGTAGTACCAAGCATAGCGGGATTAAGTTTTGATTCTTTTCATGGCGGTAGCAATGACCCACTATATTCTCCAGCTACAACACAGTATCCTTCTTATGGACAGGTAAGGCTTGAGTATTCTTAAAAATGAAAATTCCATATAAATATTGTGTTGAAAACAGACAAGGAATAAGAATACAAGGTGCTTCTGTATTTTTTGTTCCTTATATTGCTGGCGCAACAACTAGCACTGTTTGCAATATAAACAATGCAGTTACTTTTTATATGGATGAAAATGGTTCATCACCAGCAACATCTATTGAAAGCGATGCTAATGGCGAGGTCTATGTTTACCTTGATCCAGGTGAATATTCTGTTTGTGTAAGAAAGGGAAACTCTCACTACACAGAGCCTTACATTTGCATAGAATCTAAAGATGAAGGTTCTAATTTAGTTGAGCAAACATTTGACCAAGAAATCGAAGTCAATCCAGAATTTAAACACACGATAAATCATGGTCTAGGTTCAGTTGATTTAGATGTATTGGTTTGCGATGCAGAAGGTAAGCCAGTCTACCCTAGCTGTGAAATTTTCGATGAAAACACAATATGCCTTACTTACGGTCAAGATTGCCCAGCATCAACTCACACAGTAAAGCTAACAACTTTTCAAAACCAGCCTTCAGAGGACTCAGACATGGGCGATTCAACTTTAATTAATAGCCTTATAGATCACAATAAATACTTAGTTGATTGCTTAAAAGAAGCGCTTCAAAATCAGGCGGGTGGTCCTCCTGTGAAGCTGCTTTTAAATGGCGAGCCTATTGAAAACTATCAAGACACTGAGAATTGCTTCAATATTTTATTTAGCAATTCAATGTTTGCCGGTGCTCCTTTGCAGGATAGTGAAAACGGCCCTGTGCTTCCAAAGATTAAAGTTAACGGTTCTGAAGCAGTATATGATCCACAAACTCATTGCCTTAACTTCTCAATCAATCTGCCGGACATTCAAGATGGTGGAAGCAATATGATTTCAACTGAAAATGGTGTGACAACTATTGGTCCTTTAATAAGTTGTGATAATCAGGTTATTGATGCATCAATCGGTGAGCTTCAAACTTGTGCCAATATTCCAGAGTGCGGATATACGGGTGATAAGATTTGTGAGAATGTTTCTGTTGATACCCCTTCAGGTACGGAATCTCAGTTTGCAGTTGGATTTTCAGCTGGTGCTTTAGACGGCATGTTCATTCTCACCCAATCCGGTCCTGGAGGGTTTATGAATGTAGGTACTCCAACAGTGTCTGCAACTGTTGTAGAAGTACCAGTAGAGCTATCCAGTAACGCCAAGGTAGGTTACAACGTATTGGTTGATAAAACCAATCTGCCTACTGTCGATGGTTGCACATCACCTATTTCAGGATTCATTGAAATTAACGGATTGACTGGTGATGTAGATGGCTCTCAAATCACTAAAGCGGTAGGTGGTACGGTTGTTAATGAAACAAACCTTTCAGTGATTCAGGGTAACGTTTATGAAACTATCAATAACTTGCCATCTGCTTGGCGTGATGAAGTACCTGCTACTTTGTTCAACGGCGATCCATCTAACTTAGTTGGTTCAACTGAAACTGGTGAGGTTCAAGTGTTTGATGGCTCCACTCAAAACGTGGTCTTTCGTTTTGAAGTTTGCCGTTATCTGCCTGCAGTCGGTTACAGAAGTTTGGATGGAACTTGGGTTAGCGGTATTGATTCTGATGGAAACGCTATCAACCAATCTGATTTCCAAACTTTGACTTAAAATTGTCTAATTCAGAAGAAACAAAAAAAAGACTTATAGCCTTGCAAAATCAAGGTTATCAGTTTTTAAACGAACTCAATTATTTAAAAGATAAAGGGTTCAAGTTATTCGATGAAATTGGAAAGGTTCAAAACGAAATGGTTAATACATCTTGCCCTACTTCGATTACTCCTGCTTCTAATTTAGTAATAAATGAATGCGGAGAGACATTAAATTCAAGCCAGCTTATAGTTAGCGTGACAGATAATGGTAATCCTGTAGATGGCTCTACTCGTTATGATCTTTGGTTAGATATAGGCGATGGAAATGGATTTTACGATTCTGGTAATTCTGTAGCTTATCCAACGACTACTTTGTTACCCGCTACAGTCCCTACGGATGGCCGCGTAATTATTAAACGGGTTTACACTTGGCAAGGAGCGGCTCCAGGCTTTGATGACGATGGTTTGCCCTTGGCTGAGTTCGTTGAGTGTACCTGCACAGCGGCTAACATAGCTACTGTGCGGTGCCCTGAATACGATGAAATGCTTGCACGCTTTAATACGGCTCTAAATAATCACATCAACAGAGATTATAAAGTTAATAATGCGTGCGTTAATCCGAACAATGCAGCGCTATTCGATGCGACAAACGGTTACGCTAATTACCCTGCCTTCGTAGGGCTTATTGAAGTGCACAAATTAGTAGGTCAAAGCAACTACATCGATGAGATGGTCATCATGTCAGACTTGTACATCGACGATGGATTTGATGCTGATGGTGATGGATACCATGATTGGTGGTCTTGTAATGACAATGATTATAACGATCATCATTACGAGTGGAGATCAGCGGCGGGTATTGGAATGTTCGCTTGCTACTTGATCAATAACCCTCAATTACCACAATCAACACCGGCCTACATCTCAAAGTTATGCACTTATTTACGGGTTCAGGTTTGGGAAAAATGGGGTCGCTCAAGTGGTACGCCTGATAATCACACGATCTATGGGTTAACAAACGCGACGCACATGTTGGCTCGATTAGTACCTGTGGTTCATGCGCTTGATAAGTGCTATGGCGGGACTAATGCGGTGACGGGTCGCTCATACAGTGATTGGCTTGTTAATGGTCCGTTAAATGACTTAGAAGACCACTTATTACACCCATCTAATAATTCAAACGGTGCTTGTAATATATGGGGGAGAGTTATTCCCGTTCCTGGAGGCAACGTAGGTGGGTCTACAACTCCTGGCACTAATGACACACCTCATGCGAATGATGTAGTAGTTGCCATGCTATACGCGGCAGAACATGGATTACTAGACAATCCTACCGCAGTACTTGATTGCTTATGCGGCGCTCTAAACGATGTGATTTGGGACGGCTCAGGCTTTAATTTTCACGTCGATGGCGGAAGTAATCAAAATGCCCCTAGCCCTAACGGATGGATAGGGCTTGTATCTCATTGTCCTGAGAACAAGCAGGCTTTCATCGATTGGTCTTTAGCGAATCACGATGTAACCGCAAACTCGCACCCTAAGCGCATGCAGCATTGGGCTTATTTATTGAAGTGTTGCGTTGATGGGCTATGAGTGATTCACTAGCGCAGCAAATGTCCGAGAAGCTTTTTGCTCCTTATTCACCTCTAACGAAAGATTATCTGATATGCACACGATCAGGTCTTGAATCGACTGTTTCCATGTGTATGAATGAAGAGGTGGATTTTGATACCAGTAACGTAAACACAAGGCGTACTGGTAGATGCTCATTTTCAGGTCCAGCTTCCCTATTGCCACCAAACAGTGCTATCAATGGAGCGATAATCACACCTTTGATTAATGGCGTTGTGGATGATGAAGCCAATAAATATAAGGTGATTGACAACAGCTATGAAATGGACGATAACACAGGCTGTTTCAACTTCTTGGTGATGAAAATTGTCAACAAAAATGCTGGCCAAACAAAAGATTCGGGAAAACCTGAAGCTCGCTCTCTCTTCACTGATAGCCCAGGGCGACGAACTGAGCGCAAACCAGACGGGAGCAAACATAAGCGCCACGAGCGTTAATGTCTCTACCCTGAATCAAACCAGTGGTCTAAACGATCCGAACACAATGCCTAACAAACTAGGCCAATGTTGCGTGATCGATCAAACCATTGAAATCGTGGTTGATTTAGAAGCCTGTCCTAAAATATTCGAAGAAAAATGCCATTTAGTTGAGATGGAACCAGGTATTGATGATCTTGAACTGAGATTCTGGCCACTGATGGCTAAATTCATCACAGCCATGCGCTCTGAAGGGGTTCTAGTTGAATTCTTAGGCGGTACACCTACTGCTTCTGAATTCGGATCATCAGAGCCTTTTGTCAGGCAATCAATGAGCTTTTCAGCCCAATACAAATTGTCTTCAAGTGAATCTACAGCTGTTTTGGGAAATAACTGTGTCAACAAAGGCGCTTCATCGTCTAAGGAATTGACGGGTTCTTCAGAATATTGCTACGACTGTGATGATCCAGCACACGTTGAAATCAAGTGTGGTGAAACCTATCCGGTTGAATGGTATCCAAAAGGTGAAGATTTCGTCAGTCCCAACACTGGCATTACGCCACAATGGATTGGTGAAATTGAGTTCTCAAGCTCTGATGTTTCATCCAATGCTGATGATGCAATCATGAACATTCCAATGGATTTTTCAATCATCAGTGTGACAAACACCAACTTGCCGTTATAATCGAGCCTCATTTTAATTGAGGTTGTTTTATGAACATTGAGCAGATCAATGAATTCTTTGATGGCAAACGCCAAGCATTGATTGCTGAAAATGCTAAGGCGCTGCAAGAAATAAAACTTCCTGCAGCGCTTGAGCATTCTTGGTTTTACACGCCCCTGATGGAAGCTGAAAGAATGGAAATGCAACAGCTTCTAGACAAACCAGAAATTAAAGACAACGATAATATTGATGCTTTCAAGCTTGAGATAGTTTTTAGAGCAAAAAGCAAATCTGGTAAGCGTGAATTTGAAGAAGAGGCTGAAATTTTATTGGTTGTTAATAAAATGAAATTATGGTCGGTTGCTGAAATTCATAGAATGGGTAATGAGCTTGGCAAAATTGATAAAGCTTCTGCAAGTTTAGGCACCGATAATTTAAAGACTGGCTCAGATCAGACGGATACCAATTCGACCTCTGCACCCTGAGCTACCAATATCTTCATAAGCTCCCTAGAGATGTAAAAAAGGACATTAACGAAGCGGATATAAAGTTATTTATTGCTTGGTTTAATCTAAAGCAGGAATACGAAACTCCAAAACCGGAAGAAGAAAATGCTGAGCCGAAATCTTGAATATCAGATCACCGCAAGGGATCGAACGGCTTCAGCATTTAACTCTGCCAAACGGGGAGCGCAATCACTTGAGGATCGAGTTAACGGTATAGCCTCAACTGGTTTAAGATTACAACGAATATTTGGAGCCATCACTCTTGGCGTGGGTGCTGGCTCCTCTATTCGAGAATTACAAACACTTGAGCAACAGCTTATTAGAATTCGTGGTATATCAACGAATTTTGCAAGAGACCAAGAATTCCTGGTTAACACTTCCAGAGAGCTTGGTTTAAATTACAGAGATTTCGCTAATACTTTTTCTGAGCTTCAAGCACTTGAATCAATAAGTCTTCTTGATCCTGGTCAGGCTCAGGCATTGTCAGTTGGCTTTGAGCAAGCTGCAGCTAAGTTTGGTACTAGCTCTGCAGATATCTCATTAGCGGTTCGTGGTTTGCGCCAATCCTTGACGCAAGGAACGGTTCGCGCCCAAGAATTTGACCAGATATTCGATGCTATCGGGGCTGCTCAACCGTTAATTGCTAAGCAACTTGGAATAACAACACAAGAATTCCAAAAGCTTAGAACAGCAAATTCTCTTGTATCTAAAGATTTAGTAAACGCATTAATTCCAGCCCTCAACTCTCTTGACGGGGCTGCTCAGTTAAGAGCTGAATCTATACTAGGTTCTTTCAATTCAATTGCCACTGAATACCAACAAACGCTATTGGCTTTTCAAGAGCCAGTATCTTTTGGTATATCGAATATAGCTGATTCTGCAATCATTCCAGCCCTTCAAGCGATTGGTCAAAACTCTGAATTAATATCCGCGTCAATTGCTACTGTTGGCGTTGGATTAGCAGCGGCCTATGGTGGTAGAGCAGTTCAAAGGTTAACAACGTTTGCAGCTGGCCAAGCTCAAGTTACCAGAACCAGTCTAGCTCACTCTCAAGCACTTGTTCAAAACAATCGGTTAACTGCTCAAAAAGCATTGGCTGATAGAAATGCAGCTCAATCAACGCTTGCCGCATTAACCTCTCAAAGACAGCAGCTTGCAGCTTATATTTCTTCTAACCAGGCGCTTAGAGCTAACGTTTCTTTATCACAACAGATAACAGCATTAAGAGCGCAAGAAGCAGCTCAAATTGCTTTGATAAGAAACTCAACGACTCAGTTAAACACGGCAACTAGAAATCTTGCAGCATCTACTGGATTAGCGGCAACAGCTTCAAGAGGTTTTGCAGCCGGTGTGAGAGGTATAAATACAGCCATGTCTTTAGTTGGTGGCCCTATCGGTGCTGCCACTATTGCATTAGGTCTTTTCTATAACGAGTGGAGAAAAAGCACACAAGCCATTCGAGAGATAAGAGACCTAAATGAAGACTTAAGCACTAGAACGGGAATTAATGCTCAAGAAAGGCTTGAGGCCATTAGGCAGATTGAGCAAGCTGAGCGTGAAATATCTACTTTGCTTGCTAGAAGAGCTTCAATAATAAGTGGGGAAATATCAGGATTTGAGAGAATGAACCCTCTTGCTGGTGGTTTTATCGGCACAGTAAATATGGAGGTTCAATCTTTAGATTTCAGTATTAGCCAACTAAGAGGCGAAATAAGTGAGTTAAATAATCAGCAAGTAAACCTTGGTTATGTTGAGTCATTAAATCAAGAACTTGCTGCTGTAACAAACATAAGAGAAGGTGTTAGAGATTTAAACGCAGAGCAAGACAGAGCTGAATCAATACTTGATAAACTATTGCCTAATGCAAGAAAGATATCCGATCTCAAAGACCTTAGAACTGAATTAGAAGGGATAAGTGGCTCTATATCATCAACTCAGTACAATGAAGCTAATGCAGCTATTACTGAGCAAATAAACAAACTATCAGGCTTGACTGAAGCCAGAGAAAAAGCTTCTCAAGCTTTGGAAAGAAATCTTGAAGAAGTTGCAAAAATTGAAGAGTCTTTGTTTACTGAACGACAACGAATTCAGGCTGAGTTTGATAACACTGAAGCTAACATTTTGCGATTGCAGGTTGAACTTGGCGATGAGCGTTTATCTGATGAGCGTGTTGCCTCTTTAGTTTCTCAAGCCAGAGAAAGGCTTGAGATAGAGCTTGATGAATATAACTCACGATTAATCACTGAAGAACAAAGACGAATCGATGAAGTCACTCGCGTTCGATTGGATAAGTTGCGTGAACGATTTGATTTAGAGGCTCAGTTAAGAGAGGCTCAAAACCCAACTGATTCTTTAAATTCAGTTAACTTAATTAATGAAAGATTTGCTCTTGAGCAAGACGCTTTAAGAAAACAATTTGCTGAAAAATTAAATTCTGAAAAAGAATATCAAATTGCCTCTATAAACTTGGAAAGAGATAGGCTTAATGAAATAGATAGACTTCAGCAAGAACAAAGAGAAAGAGCTAACGCTTTTATAGATGGTGGTCTATCAATAACTAGCTCCATTTTTAAAGCATTTGAGCGTGACGTAGGAAGCTATGTTGCCTTAAATGAAACCATGAGCGCTGCTGATAGGCAAAGGGCAGAAGAATCCAACAGGATCAATCAGCGACTATTTGATCAGAATAAACGAGCGCAACGATCACAAGCCATCCTAGAGGGGCTTGGTGCTGTCGCTAAAGCTTTTAATTTACCGCCTCCTTTTAGTTATATATCGGCGGCTGCGGCTGCGGCTGCGGCTGGAGCAACAGTAAGTAGAATTAACAGAACAACTTTTGGAAGTGGTGGCTCTGTTGCTTTTAGCGGATCAGGAACTACATCAAACTCTGGAACATCAGATTCAGGCCTTCAAGATGCATTGGCTCAAAACTCTGGCGGTTCTGGAACCACGGTCTATTTTGTTACTCAAGTTCCTCCAGGCTTAGAAGGCGCTATTAATAACGATTGGCTAAGACAAAATCAGCAACAGAATTTTAGGAAAATGGTTCAAGATGATATCGTTACCGTTGATAGCAACACTCAAATAATTGTTGCCGATACCACAACCAATGAATCGTTGGTAAATTTATAATGGCCTACATTAATTTTGTTTCTAGAGTTGATCATATAAACCCATTAAGAAATGGCATTCAGCAAGTATTGCCGTTTTTCCCTTCATCGCCTAGTGGTATGTCTCGACTTCAGAACGAGCAAATCATGGGCGCAAGAGCGGAATGGTGGTCTATTGATAGAAAGACTGTTGAGGTATGCCAATGGCCAGTAGGCTCTAGGTGTCGTATAGAGGTTCCATGTATACCAGAAGGCGATAATATCACCAATCCAAACGGGTTTCCTTCGCAAGGTCCAGTCATTTATGGAACTCAATTTTGGGATGAATGGCACTCATCGGTAAAATTTGGCCAAGAGTTCGAAATTGATGCTGGTGGCATACCTGGGATTACCGATTACTGGCACGAGCCATCCGGTCCTGCAGGGCAAGACGATCAAGATTCATTCTTTTGTATTTTAGAAGGCGGCACAGTAAGATGGACAAGAACAGAAATAAGGGATTATGCAGCTGAAAACAACTGTCGTTATGAATATACGATTGCTTTCAGTGTATTGTTAGTTCGTTCAGAGGATCAAATAGATTTCAACTTAGGGTAATACATGGCTATCGGCGATATCATGCCTTCATTCTCAGGAATGCAGACAACATATAAAGAAGATTTTTCAGGTGGTCTTGGCCGTTTTACCGAAGACAAGCACATTTGGTCGCGTGAAACGGTGATCAATGATGAAGAGCAGTATTACCCTGATCAATCGGTTCTAGCCGCGGGCGATAAAACGGTTTTTATCAATGCCCAAGGAAACTTAGTTCTTAGAACCATGCCGACTCCAAGCTATCTTCAAAATTCAGCCAGAGTCGTTTTAAATAATTACAACATCGAAGCGGTTATAAACCGTTAACCACTCCAATGGCAAGCACATTGAACGCGATAAATTGTAACGCTAAAATTTATCGATCACAGCAGTTCATATCAGGGATGGTGACAACTCAGAATACAGCCGCTAATGGAAATTCTGGTTTCTCTCAAAAGTTTGGTCGCTTTGGCGCTCGAATAAAATGCGCAAGAGGCTTCAAACACTTTCCAGCCTTTTGGTTGTGGCCTGATTATGAAGAGCTTAATGTCACCTATACCAATGTTCAAAAGCAGTCAGAAAAAGATATTTGGGAAATCTTAGGTCATGCACCTGATATCTCTTATCAAACCTTGCATCAACCAGGCTTTGATATGCGTCCTAATGGCGTTCCATTCTCAGGTCAATACAATGGTGTTGATCAATGGAAAACCAGCCATATGCAACAGTTTCAATTGCTGGGACCAAGAGATTTTTCAACGGATTTTTATTGGGTTTACTGCGATTGGTTTACTGATAACACTTTTGCTTTTTATTATGAAACAGCGCCTAATTCTGGAATCTTTGTTGAGGTATCAAACGCAAGAGGCGCACCTCCTTATGTCGATGGGATTATCGATGAGTCGATGCTTATTTTTAATAACGCTTTTGGTTCAAACTGGTCAAAAGATCAAGCAGCAATTGATACTGGATGGCCTGGTTACACTGGATCAACGTCTTTTCCATTAGATTTTGAAATATCTGATGTGTGTGTTGAGCAGTTTGAAGGCCAGCAAACAGGAAATACAGGCGGTAGCGGAACAGGTACAACATCAAACCCAACTTACACTCAAGAGCCTGTCGTAGGTCCATTCGGCACTATTGATGATGTGGTAATAAATATTCCAGACGACGAAACAGATCGACAAGGAACTATCCATGAAATAGAGGCGAAGATTGCTTATCGTCCTTACAATATTCCTGTTGATAGAATCGGTATTCAGTGGTTCCATAATTTTCCATCACCTTTTCAGTGTACGTTTGTCGATGGATCGGACAAGCAGTGGAGAGTTAGAATTCATCTTACTACGTTTAATAACAGTCCTTTACCTCAAACCCTTCAAGGCAGCGTGTTCTGCCAGGTTTATTTATTGCCATGACAGGAACTTACACACCTTCAGCTTTTGAATGTATTGAAGCAGAAGATTTTACTTATGATGTTGCTGGAAACTCTGGTCAAACTTGGAGCATCAACAATCAAATTCCTTTATTCAGTGGCTCAGGCTATATAGAAACTCTGGGAAATTCTAACGGCATTATTCCTGATGCCGCTATTGCTTATGTTCAAAATTATACACCTCCAAATACACCTTCTCATGTCTGGTTTAGGCTGGCAGGTGTTGGTACTTTCTCTGTTGATTATGCAAATGACAATAATATAGAAGTGATTAATGTTGTTGCTGGATGGACTTGGGTAAAAGCAAACAATCAATTAACCAGCCAATCTCAAATACAATTGATTGGTAAAGAGCTGGGTGTTTTTATCGATAAGATAATCATCACCCAAGCTGTCGAGACCCCATCCGGCGATGAAGGGTTTGTTGATGTTGACCCAAATACAGGTGGTGGTGGAACTGGGACAGGAACGGGTGCTGGATCAGGTGGGTCAACAACAACTGGAGATTGTTCGGGCACAGGAACATTGTCTTGCTTTAGAACTCACCAAGCAGAAAGTGCTTTTTGGCTGCAGGCTGGAAGTGATGGCAATTGGTCAACAATTAACGATCCATCAGTTTCTAATTCAGAATATATTCAATCACCATCTGTTGCAGCGTCCAGCGCTCCTGTTATCGCTCACCTATCAATCAATCCAGTGATAACGGCTAATTGGAGATTATGGATAAGGGCCATGGGTTCTGGAAACTTATTCCATACCAATGCTGATGATGATGCAAATGCAATGCAAGTTTTTGTCAATGATACAAATAATTGGGCTTGGTACTTATCACCATTATCTGTTGATCCAAATTCCTCTAAAGTAAAAATATCAACTTTTGCAGCTAATATGAAAGTGGATTTAATTGCTTTAGTTGACAGCACCGATGCGCCCTCTTCGATTGATGGATTTTGCTTATCTAATGGTTCTGGTTCTGGTGGTGGTAATGGCGGCACAAATCCAGGTACAACGAATCCGGCTGGTGGATCAGAAGATGATATTAATTCAGACAATCATTTATGGCTTCCAGAAAACCTTGAATGCAGAATCAATGTCATACCCCATGAGCTAACAAACAAGTGACTGATCTTTTAAACGAAAGAAGGCTTGCTGTATCGATTGAATTTCCAGCAACTACAGGCCAAACAACAACTACTCAAAACCCTAAGATATGGTTTGGCAGTCATTCGGATATCAACTATCCGTTGAATGTTGTTCCTTTAGATGCAAAGCTATTAGTAGATGATGCTATTAGTGAGCTTTCTTGGAACGCTGATTTTTACAATGGCACTTACAGCATATCCAGCCTTGAAGTAAAGGTTGTTGATAAGAACGGTTCTTTATCAAATGAAATAGCTCAAAAGCTGGTTAATTTTATTGGTACTCGTCATGCTGTGTTGAGAGTTTATGAGTTTAGAAGAGACCAACAAGTGATTGATGTTGGTCCTTTAATGAATCGCTTTGATTCTCTTAATTCTAATGTTGTTGCGACCTACTTCATCATGGATCATTATTTTGATCGTGGTTTGGTTAGGCTTGAATGCAAAGACATTGTTAGGCAGATGAAAAACGTCTTGTTTGAAGACAAGGATTTGGTGCTAACTCAAGACTTTGGTGAAAACGATACATCATTAAATGTTATGCCATTAGATGATGATGATTTTGCACCTATCGATCTGTGTAATTTTGAGCACAATTTCAAATACGCACTTCATCCAGGAAACACGCCTCAACCGGCTAATTATGGTTACTTAAGAATTAGAGACAGTGATGAGATTATTGCTGTTGAACCTGTTCAGCCAGGTTTTCCTGGTGTACTACCTGTTTTTGAAAGAAATTTGTTTAGCACAGTAGGCGCTAATGTTCCCATCGATCTTAACAATGACTTAAGAAATGGACCTCAAGTAGAAAACATTGTTTATATCGAAGAATATGCGCCAGAAATGTTTTATATGCTACTAACTGGTGTCAATAATTCTGGACCAACGCCAAGACAACTTCCAAATAATTATCACTTGGGTATTGAGCCAAAATGGATTAATGAGTATTCCATCTATGGTGATAATTCAAACAACGGTACGGCTGATAACTTAAGGCTAAGAGTTTTGCGTGATGAACCTGTCACCAATGCGAAGTCATGGATAGAAAAGCAAATACTTTTACCGATGCGATCTGTCATGCACGTTAATCGCTTTGGTCAGATTGAGCTTGTGAAGATGCAAGCCATCTCTGAAGGATCAGAGCAAACTGTTTTAGACATGAGAAACATCAATAAGATTTCTCAGTTAGGACACATCAAAGAATACATTCATAATCCTATCGTTCTGGAATATGACAAATCTATTTTAGATGGAAAGTATAAAAGGGTTCATGGCTTTAACGATGCTTCCAGTGTATTGATCAATCAGAACACAGAGCTTAAGCGCTTTCAATTTGAGACTCTGTATTCAGCAATAAATACTTCTGCTCAGATTGATAAATTACGAATAGCGTTTCAAGACTTTTATGGCCATGAACACCAAACATTAACTGTTGATGTGTTGCCTAGCCTATGGAGAAAGCACACTCAGATTGGTCACAGAGTCAGGGTTAAGGTTCCAAAGGTACGTGATGACGCTCAAAAAGAAGGCGCTGTAGCCAAAGACATTGATCGAGTGTTTATGGTTCGAGGTGTTAAGCGAAACATCATGACTTGTGGCTTGCAGCTTGAGCTGATATCGACCCAGGAAAGAGCCACTGATTTTTCTAGAACGCTGTCTGAATTTGAAATACCGAAAGACAAGTACCCTGTCGATAAATTGCCGCTTAATGAAATGCCAGGCTTTGATACATCGATTATTCCAAGCACCCTTCCAAATGGCGATATTGAGTATTTCATCAACGCCACCCTAACGATCCCTGGCGGGCGATATTATTTCCTTGGCGATCTAACCATCAATGGCGATATAAACGTTGTCCGTACAGCAGGCGGAACAGGAGATTTCGAATTATGGACTTGCGGCAACTTAAATGTAAATGGAACCATTGATACGGTCGGTCAAGGCGCTCACAGGCCTGGGGATGGTCAACAAACCGTCACGGTGTTGCCTAATGAAAACTGGGTAGATGAGCTGAAAGAGCCTGAAATGATTGCTGAAGGTGGTTATTTTGGTACTCCAAACACGGTAGGCGGCATTTACCACGATCAACACGATTTACGCATGGTTGGCATCCCTCCACTGGATGAAGTGACAGGAGAGGTTGAAGAAGTGCCTGAGCTGCACCTATCGAACGAATGCGGGTGCTTAAGGGGTATACCACCCACCGTTTCTGGAACGCCTTCTTCAGGCTCCATGGGTTCTGTTTATGAAAGCCAAACCGTAACGACTAATCCAAACAATCCAGGTGTTATCACCAGTCGAAATGATCGTTTGGCAGTGACTTCAGGGTTAGATGGTGTCCATGGCGGAGGCGGTGTTGTTTTGGTTAGTCGTGGCGGTTCTTTTGGTCCACAAGGCCTGATAAGGACCAATGGACAAGCTGCCGTTGCTCCTGTCGTATCCAACACTGATCCGGTGACTCAAGCCAGCAGAATGGTTCAAGTTAACAGTGGTGGTATGCCAGGCGCTTTTATCTGGCTAACCGATGGTGGTGTTCACAATCCTCCGTTTAGCGATCAAGATATTGAAGATCATTTTGATGCTTATGCTGGATATCCTGGCACTGATCCTTATATGGTCATGCCTCATTCTGATTACCATTACAATCGAATTCCAGCAAGCCCCTACTATTCATTTTACGAGCCTACTGACCACACGATTAACAGAGCGATTGCAGCTTCTAGGCATCAGTACGTTCCACAAAATCAAAAGCTAGATGAGTCTCAAGATACGCATTGGCTTGACGATGAAGCAGCTTTAAATCCAGACAATCAAGTTTATCTATGGTCAAGTAAAGATGGTAATGGTTTTGGCAGTTTGGTTAATGGCGTACCTCCTGTCCCTAATCCAGTACCACGCGATCTTTATATTGATGATGCAAACTTAAATTCTGGCTTACCTCAAAGTCAAATTATTATGTGGCGTTATGAAGCCGGTGTCTGGAATCAGATAACAGGTTTTGATTCAACCGCTTCTTTCATGCTTGATCTTTGCAGAAGGCTAGGAACTTCAACTCTTCACTTTGGACCAACGCGACCTATTTCATATCAAATTTGTGATGCTTGGTTTAATGAAGACACTGACAAAACCGTAAAACTTGGTGCAACAGCTGCAGCTGATACGATCATTTACACAAGACAGTATGGGGATTTGGGTGATGATGTTTTAGAAGATGGGAACTTTCTTTATCACGATGTTTGTGAGATTACTTGGCAAACTGATACGAATCGATTTGGTGGACCTAACATCTATCCTGGTTCATTTCCAAAGTACCCTGAACAAATTGTTGGAGGTTCGGCGTTTGGTAGAACCATTGGAGAAAACGCAACTCCAGGCTGGCAACTAGATGCTCAAGGCACCGGTAGTTATATTTGCTTAAGGCCTAGAAGGCCTATCAAAATCCATCCAGGCGAAAAGTATGTTGTTGAATCAATCATAAGAACAACAGGATTCGCTATCGGCAACCCTGCGGCTGAAGGGTACACAATATTCGCAACTGTATTTGATATTAACGGAAACCTACTTTGGAACAATGGTACTGATACAGCTCTAGGAGAGGAGTATTTTCAATCAGGGCCAACTGTAAATCTAACTCAAAGTGGATGGCATTTAGTACACAACGTTTTCACTATTCCAGAAACCATAACCGATGCTCGTTATCTCGTTCCTAATGCCATGGTGCATGCACTTTTAGGATCTGTTGTTATATCTCAGATGCATGTTCGAAGAATTAGAGAGCAGATAATAAGAGATGTAACTCCAGCTCCTTTTACTTTAGGCTTTGGCCTGTATCGACAGCCAGGAAACTTTCCATCAAATTCTCAATTTGATATGGAGATACCACAAGGATCAAGGTTTAATTTCTCTATTGTTGGAACCTTTATAGGTAATTTAGATTTCCAATATACAGCCAAACTTTATCTAATGAGAGGCGGTATAGTGAGAAAAAGTTACTTTTGGGAAACATGGGTTCAAGCTGGAACCAGAGAATCTATGGACGTTGATTTTGATTACTTGGCTGAAGAATATTATGATGGCTTTGCTTGGGATTTCGCTTTTGCGGGCGCTTCTTCGACAGGCTTATCAGTTCAAATAACCAGTGATTTAGCTTGGGCTTTTAAACAATTCACACAGGTAGAATCTGGAGCAACAAACCAATGACATGGATTGGATTTGACGAAGAGGGTGTTGTTAGAGGTTATGGTGCTAATGGCAAAAAACCTGGTTGGTATCCTTTAGAGAAAGAATTTGAAAATCAGCAAGAGGCTATGCAACAATGCAAAGAATTAGAAGAATACTTATCAGAAAATGTTAGAAATATTGAGCTGGCTAGGGTTGATATTAATTATGATGTTGGTTATTCCAGAGCCGTTAAAGTCATTGAAGCTTTACTCTATACAAACACTGACATATCTGAAGAAGATTGCGCCATGTGTTCCATGTACGCTCAAAAAGAAGGCATATCTTTTGAAGACGCTGTTAAAAAAATCATTACTCAATACAAAGTATCAGCTTTACAAGAAACTGATCGAACATCGAAAAAATCAGATATCAGAAAAGAGCCAAACGAAGCGATCATCGAAAGGTCAGATTTGGGTCAGAATAGATAGCTCACACACTATTGTTAAAGTGGAGAGAGGTGTCTATCAGGGTAAAGATGATCCTAGTGTGTTTCAGTTTGAAAGCTATGATGATGCGATTGATTTCTTTCAAGATATGAGAAAGATTTTCAAGCCTTAGATAATAAATCCTTAACGCTGTCTTTTAACCTAGCGTTAAATTGCATGAGTTAAATGTTAATTAAGTCATCCACTGACTGTTCACTATGCCAAAGAATAACAAGCTCATCTCTTTCAAATTCTTTCTCAACAAATTCCATTCTTACATCGTGATACCAGCGACAAAGACACTTATTGCCACTAACGCTGGCAACAGTCATCTTTGGACTCATTGACTTAAGCATACAAACAGCGCCTACAATCTTTCCTATAGGCGCTGTTAGTATTTCATTGTCTTCTGGATTATCAGGAGAAGGCATAATCTACGATATCTTCAGATGTGCTAGGAGCACTAGACCATCTAGGATGCCACAAGCCTTCGCCTTTTCTTGCTCCCCAGACCAAAGAGCCAGCGATACCATCGGCAACCGCTCTGGCTCCAACTGGACCTAACAAGCCATTGTCTTGGTGCTGGGCTTCTAGCAACACACCAGGAAACATTGGACACCCTTTTGG